CTTAATTTATGAGCAAGACTAACGTTTTTATATAAGCTAAAAACTTTTTTGCCTAGATTTCCGACTTTACCAACTATTGAATTTAACTGATTAGCAATACCGCTAAAGTTAATCTTTTTTAAATTGCCTAAAAGTGATGGAATATTTGAAAAAGCTTTTCTGACTACACTACCAAAGTTATTCATAGATTGAGTAACTTCTTTAGTCTGAGAATCAACTTTGCGTTCTTCGCTTTCAACTGCTTTCATTCCCTCAGTTGCGGACACAGTATTAATTTTAGGAGTTGCTATTTTGGAAAATCCCTTAATGGCTGAACCATCAATCTTAGAAAGTGCGTGTGCTAATGAAAGAACATCTTTAGAAATGCTAGGTGCATCATGTAAAGTGTTCATCATGTTTGATAACTCTGTTGTGAGTTTTGGTAGATTGTTGATAGCCTTTGTAGAACGTCCTAGTTCCTGAGTAGCAGTTGAAATGCTTTTCAAGGAACTAGCAACGCTATTCAACTTTGCACTTCCTAGACCAACTGTAAGTGAATCTCCCAACCCTCTGAGGGATTTAGCAAGGTTGTCAATCTTTTGTGTTGCTTTATCCCTTGCGGTTAATTCAATGACTAATTCATCAACTTTATCTCTGTCTGCCATAATTAATCTCCCTTTAATTTAGGTGGTTTTAATCCTTTTGCTCTGTCTCTAGCCATCTGTTCACGTTCATGGGCTATCATTTTTTGAAGTTCTCTGTTGTCAATTTCTTCCTGAGTAAGAGTTAAATTTTCAAAGTATTCTTCAAGTAATGGTCTTTCAACATACTTTGATTTAGCTTTCTTACCGTTAAATGCGTGATCCAAGGCAACCGAAACTGCACTTGTCATATAGTTACCCATATTCCATGAATTACGGTCTATCAATTTTTGAGATAATGCAAACGCATCTTCATACGCTTTCATTTCTCTAGGATTAGAGTTCTCTATATCCTTAACCGTTAGACCGTAACCCTTGGTAACGAGAAGAAATCTAGGTAGCATTTGCTCCCATGTTAGTTCTTCTTGGTTGTTGTTTTCTTTGCCTTTTTCTGTTCCTCGGCTTTTGCACTCTGGAACAGACTTGATAAAAAACTGTCGTTTAACAGTTCATTCTCAATATCATTGAAAATATCAATGAGACTATTCTCCTTGTTCTCAAACCATTTATCTAACAAATCATAGGCTTTATCAACCTTTTCATCATAGCCCTCGTTTGTATCTATGTTATAGCCAAATTCGTCTGAGTGGTGAACCTGTAAGCCTACAACAAGCAACTCAGGAAGAATAAGCAAGATTCCCTCAATTGATTCAAAACCGTCCTCGTTATCCTTGTCTGATTCTGCCTTTGCTAACTTCTTAATGATTCCACTCTTTACAGTGGCTTTGTAACCAAACTTAATTGTGTACTCTTTGTTCTCAAATGTAATCTTCATAATATTTTTCCTTTCCCCATTATCTCAATGGAAAGGAGCGGTACTAAGACCGCTCCGTAAACTAAAACCTTTTCGGTTTTTCCCTAATTTACTCTGTTGCTAACTCAACTGTGATAGCAGTTGGAGAACTAACCTTAAACTTAGCAACGTTTCTAGCTAAGAGTGTTGCAAGCAACTGATCTGAACCACTTGCATATACCTTAACTAATTCCTTGCTATCATCATCAATGATTGTAACAACTGCATTCTCGTTATCTAATGCGGTAAAAAATTCTGAAAGACTCATAATCTATCTCCTTTCTACTAAGCAGTAGTAACTGTAAATGTACCGTCACCGTTGTCAGTAACAACATAATCGTCTGTTACTTCCTCTGCTGAACTTGTAGGTGTAACTGTTACTGTCATTTCAAGAACCTCGTCTACACCCGTATCAGATGGAGTAGCAATTGCAGTACAAGTACGAACGTACTTAGCAACACCACCAACACCGTCTGTACCATAGAGGTAGAAGATGTCAAGTTCCTTGCCCTTTAAAGCATTAATTCTCTGTAAATGCTCCTTTTCAAGGTTTCCAGTGATCTCCTGTGCATCAGATGTCTGAACACCCTCAACGAATGTCTGTGAAGCGTCCTCAAAAGTTGTTGATTCAAGTGGGTTTGGTGAACCAACTGGACTAGGCATTGACTTACCCTTTACAAGTAGATTGTATGTACCCGCAAAGTTTGTCTGATTAGCTGAATGTTCCTTTACGATTGCTCGTACTAAATAAGATGAACTAGCCATAACTTTTCTCCTTTTCTAAATTAAATTATATCTCCATTAGCAATTGTACGTCTGTATCGAGCGGAAATGCTCTTTAAACCGTTGTTACTATATGGAGTTGAATTAGTTACTAATTGAAATCTCAAAGCCTTAAATTCCCTACTTATGAAGCCTAGAACAGTATATAGGTCTTTAACCTCATAATCAGAATTAAAGGTTATCTGTACTTCCTGAGTGAAAATAGCGGAATTAATGTCAGTAGATTCTAAATCAGAATCAGTTTCAGTAGTACCAATAGGGTGAATATAAATACTAGGGAACTTGGTTGTTGACATATTCTCGTTATCATTTGTGTAAAACACATTAGGATATTTTGAGGATATATCTTTCCTTGTTCTACCTCGGATTAGCGAATAGATTTTTCCATTCATATCTTCAACCCACATTTTGTTACTCCTTAAATACTTCTTTACCGATTTTTCTGATCCGCTTTTTCATATCTTCCCAAGCATGAAACATTGGTTGAGTTGGTTGTGTACCGTAAGAGTGATACCATTGACCGTCAAGGTCTTTGTACCACCAACCACCCTCTTTGTTTGCATTTTCACTTGCGGTTTCGCTTGGGAATGTTCCTCTATGTCCGTCAATGGCATAAGCACCCGCACCAAATTCGTAAAAAAGAATAGGGCTAACTTCGGCTGACTTAACAACTTCTCTACCGGAATCAGGGTCTTTAACAACCCACTGGCTAATGTACTTTGCTTTATCCTTACCAACAAAGTAACCAATTGTTGCGTTTTTACCATGCTCAATCTCGCAATTAAACTCTACTAAATACCCTAGAGAACCCATGTCATCAAGTTGTACCTGAGTAAACGTTTCCGCTACTTGAATACCGCTTTCTGACAATCTCTGCACAAACAAATCTAACTTAGTAGGTAGACTTGCTTTATATTTTTCAAGTTCTTCAATTGCTTTATTGATTGATTCTTCCGTTAGCTTAATCTTTAACTTCATTACTTTACAATCCTTTTCAGGACATATACTTTTTGGTTTAGGCTAGGAACTATTTTAACAATCGTAAAATCAGCACTCTTGCTATCTACGATTGTCTGTTGGTTGTCTTTATACAAGACTTCACTTTCGTACCAAATAAGACTTGTTTCCGTAACAGGAATTGTATCTTTATCCAGTACCAATGTTGCGTCATAATCAGCATTACTAATTCCGAATGGTAGTAGGTCAACTTCTGAACCGCCAAAAGAAATACTTGAATCAAACTTGACCGGCTTTGAATAAGTCAAAACTGTTTTGCCTGTCATTTCGTAAATAGGCTCATTATCGTTATCATAGCCAACGAGGATTAAATCACCGTTATCATCAAGTGCAAATTCTTCTTGCTCGCCAATAAGCAAGGCATAGTGTAAACTTTGTTGATTCTTTCTAAACTCTCTCATGTTTGCCCCCTATCTTGCTAAAGGTAAAACCCTATCGAAAAGCTTATTTCTATCAACCCATGTTCTACTTACGGAATTTTCATTGTGTGAGGTTTGGAACTCTGCTCCAACGGTGTTGTAGTCATAAAGTGCAATATCACGGATTGATGAATAGAACTGGTTCATATCTTCATCAATCATAGCCTGAGTATAAGAACTAGGATATTTCCTTGTGTCCTTTACTTCTCTTACTGCACTCTTAACTTTAGACATCAGCAAGTCAGGATTGAAATTCGCATCTGCTACCGATAATTCAATTGTTAAATCATCAATGATGTTTTGTATCAATTCTTCCATGCTTTTACCTCTTAGATTCCAAAATGCTCAATTAAAACGTCTTTAAGTTTATTTCCCGATAAAGTATCATCAAGCCCCTCAGACTTAGCAAGGTCTTTCAACTCCGCAGTTGTCATACGGTAAATATCAGTTCTTGTGTAAAACTTCTTTTCAGGTTCTACAACTGGTACTTCCTCAACTTTAGGTTCTTCGACCTTTACTTCTTCTTTAGGTTCGTCCTTAATATCGGGAATGAGAGTAGAGGTTGTTGTAACCCCTACTCTATTTCTTTGTCTGTGTAACAACATTCCCATAAGGTTCTCTCCTATTTGCCAAATTCAGCAAGAACAACCTTTGATTCATTTGAAAGAGCAACACCGTAGTGTTCATCAGCAGAAACAACAGTTGTCTTTGCAAGAATGTCTCTATCGTCCTCAACCATGACATCACGCTTCATGTAGATTGTCAAAGCACTCTGAGTGTTTGCAAATTTATCAGCAGTTGTGTCTGTGTTAGGATCATTGATGTCTACAACAACAATTGGGTTAGCGTAGAACTCTGACGCTACCGCCTTAACCTTGTCACCAACCTTTAATACTGCAAGAGTATTTGGCTGAATTGTAGCAAGGTGCTTGTTTGTTGCTGATTCAGTTGTCTCGTCAGATACGATTGTGATAGTACCGTTTGTATTATCCTTTTCGTACTTAACAAGCTTTACTTTCTTGGAAATGATAACCTGAGCACCGCCAACCTGACCGATAACACCATTCATAACAACATCAAGTGGGTACTTGTTCTTGTCAAGGAAGTTAGGGTCTTTGCGGATTGTTGTTGCCTGCTTTGGTGCAATAAACATAACCTTTGCAGTATTCTGATCGTTCTCGTCATCGAAAAGGTCAATTGCATCAACGATTCCGTCATAAGAAATCATAGCGGAAGTTGCCTTAATAAGAGTTGCACCATAAAGTGCGTCAACACAATCATTATCAATCTTGTTAGCGATTGACATACCTAACTGACGAGTACCCTCGCCCAATGGATCACCGTAACCTGAAAGAACTGCTTCATCAGTAAGTTCGATTGCCTTACCAGCTTTCTTTACAGTTACAGTTGTTGTACTTGTTGTAAGTACAGTTGTACCCATCTGAACACCCTCGGCTACATCATCAGCGTCACCAATGTAAGCATACTTTGGAACTGTAATAGTATCTCCCGGTACACCAACAAGTGTTGTATCAATAGTTGCGATAGGGCTAAATTTAATAGCCTTTGGAAGTGTAGCAGAAATCATATCTGCCATAACCTCAGGTTTAACGAGGTTAGCTAATTTTGTCATAGCCATAATTCTTTTCTCCTTTACTCTTTGTTAATTTAATTAGCAACGAGTTGGTCGTATAGTGCCTTATTCTCGTTGTAAAGTTTCACTTTTTCAGAATAAGACATCTTGTTAAAGTCCGCTTTTGTCAATGTTGCTCCTGAACCTACCCCAGTGTTTACTGGTGGTCTACCTTTAAGGTTTGCAATATCAGTTTCTTTCTTCTGACGTTCAGAAACCTCTTTGAGAATTGCCATTCTGCTTGCGGTGTCATTGTCTGCATCAGCAATAGCCATTCGACTAGCTTCATCAGAAGTCCAACCTAAAGCAAGGTAATTGTTAGTTGCATCAGCAACAACCTTTTCTCTCTGCAAACTTGCAATTAACTCGTCCTTTTCTGCTTCACGTTCTGCTTGTGCTCTACGTTCGTTTTCAAGGTCAAGTGCTCTTGCTTCATCATCAGTAAGTTTCTGACGGTACTTTTTGTTTAAGTCACCGTTCTCACTTGCCAACTTGTCATTAGCCCTCTTTAACTTTGCATTAGTCAAAGTCAAGTTCTGAATTTGTGCTTTTAACTCTGCTACATCATCAGTTGGTGTAGTAGGTGTTGTTGCACCATCATTAGGCTCATCATTTGGTGTTGTTGTTGGTTCAGTTGGTTCATTACCCTGAACATTAACATTAGTGTCGTTTACATCTGCCATATTCTTTTTTCTCCTTTGCGTTTTAAAATTATCTGTTCTCTCAGATTGTGCGAAATTTATATAGCCCTTTCTCTAGGGCATTTATCTAAAAGCCATAAGGCTTATTAGCTATATTTTACAAAGCACCTACAATTGACTATTTCCTCTGCCGGTGCTCCGTAATAAGTGTCTTTAGGAAATCGCATGAGATAACCACCAACCTTATAGGTTTCATCAATGGGTATCTGCTTTCCATTTTCTGTCGCATGAGTGGGTCTTACGTCCGCATCATTTTGAGTGAACCATGTCTTTGTTTTGTTGTTTGCAACCGCATCTTGATACTCAAAGTAATTCAAGAACGATTGTCCTACGTCTTGGGCTATATTAACCGCCCTTTCATCAGATACATAATATTCGCTCGATTTATGGCTCATATTCGCCTTTACAATGTCCTTGGTATATAAATCTACCAATTCACTTGTATAATCGTCTATTTCGCCATATTTGGCGATTGTAGAGTACATTTCGTTAGCAAGTTGGTTCTCAATCACTGATTGACTTTCATTTCCCTCTAACAAAGTGTAATAGACCATGATAATGTCATATAGGTCATTAGCAAGGTCTATTCTCTTTTGAAGTCTATCAGGTTCTATACCGTCCATGACCGAATAATACTCTCGGAACATGACGTTCAATTCTTCTTGCGTAAACATATCTTATTCCTCAGTATCAGGCTTTTTTGTATTCATTCCGTCAACATTAGGACTATTGTTAATTTGATTTATTGGATCACTGGAAGAATTAACAAGGTTTGGCTGATTAGGATTGTTTGGATTTACCTGATTAGCTAAAGCCTGTTCCTTTTCTTCCTCGCTACCAAATTCTTTATCAAGATAACGCTTCATGGTTTCCTCAGAATCAACAATTACCTGTTGTGGGTCAGCAAAGAAGTTAATCTCGTTAACTACTGACTTCCAATCAAGTCCATGTGAAACCGCATTAGCAAAAGCATTAATCTTTGTTGTCATTTCATAAGTCTTTTGACGTTTAATACTTGGCTGAACGTCAATAGGCTTTAACTTGGATAGTGGGCTACTCTTTTCAACTGTTGGGTTGTTTGCGATAGCTTTAAGCACAACTCTGATTTCGTCCATCTTGCAACCACTAAGAATACTTTCTTCCTTGCAAGCTGAACTTTCAGCAGAACTCCAACCAGTTGCATCACTCATAGCAATACCAGTAGAACCGCCTGAGTTGTCGTTTCTCTGTGGTACATCACACTTCTGTAATATCAATGCTCTACGAGTGACTATATTGTTAAGCATACCGCTATAATCATAAGGGTTTGCTAATGCTTTAATACCGGGTGTCTTTCCGTCCTTGGTTGAATACAACTGTAACCAATCACCGCTTTCAGGCTTTACTTCGTTGCCTTGTTCGTCCTTAGGGAAATCAACATCAACTGTTACCCATACTGCCTGAGTGTTCTGATCCACGTCATTTGAGAAATCTGAAACAAGGATATTCAGGTTATCCATTTCAGGTATCTGACGTTCAAAGCAACCCATACGGTCAGTAGCACGAACCCATTCGATAATTGGAATATCACCAATTGGGTTTGTTTCGTTGTAGTCACCAGTTTTTGTTACATTCCACTTGTCAATCTCCTTTTCGTTGTTGTCAGGAGTAATGATTTTAACCATGTTCTGAATCTCAAAGCGTCTGTCCTTTGAGAAACAAGTGAAGTAGTAATTGCCTAGTGTATCTTGTCTGTATGTAACACCTAAGATTTTCTTGTTGCCTACCTTTGTGCTACGGACAACGAATGATGTTCTTGGGTCAAGTGGCTCGATTGTAAATGGAGCACTCTCACCCTCAACGTAATCTGCGTTAATATCAACAAACTCATAAGCAACACCGCATATTTCAACGAATCTTGCAAGTGCCTGTGTTTTCTGACGGAAGTTATCGAGTTCGTAACAATCGTTTAACTCTCCAACTGCCTTGTCATTCTTGCCCTCGGTGTTTCTCTGAGTGATTGTAATTGCATTTCCCCAAACAAAACCTAGCTTAAACTCTGTGACCTCGTTAGCCACATTGTCAATGCACTGAATGTCAATGTCAGGTCTAAATGTTTTTACTCTCGTCAAAGGCTGAACACCCGCTTCGTAGTTGAGCAAAAACTCACAACGCATAGCGTTCTGTCTGTGAACAAGCATAGCGTCACGCAAAATTGATACTACGTTCTGCTCATTGACTTCTTCGTAGTCCGTGTATATGATTTTTCGTCCGTAGTTTGAATTATCCATGCTTGTTTAATCCTTTGCAACAAAAAAGCACCTCGTCATTACAAGGTGCTATCACTTTTTTGGTTAACTTTCTACGCTAAGAATAAATCCCTTGGTTTTTCCATGCAAGAGAACTTTTCCCTATTTTTCCCTATTGTTGTCAGAATTTCATAAAATTTACACAATTAACACACTAAATCCTTTTCTTTGCCATACATCAGGGTAAAATTTTCAACTGCCTTAGAGTGTATTCGCTCAATGTTCTTGACAGAATAGTTAAGGCTTTCTGCAATATCTCTCATACTCCTACATTCCACGTAACGCATTGTCAAAACCGTGTATTCGTTTGTATCTTCCAACTGCTCTATTTCGCTTATGATTTTCTTTTTTGCGTTTAAGAACCTAGAGATTAAAGCCTTTAGTTCCTGTTCTGCGTCTGCAATCTCAATACATGATTCTTCAAGCTTGTTTTTAGGAGAACCGCTTTGAATTTTCATATCGTCACTTCCTGATGACTTAATGATAAGTGCCATTTCCCTAAGTGTTTTCAGTTCGTTAGTCTTGAACTCAATCATGCGGTTATAACGTTCAATCTGACCTAAGTATTTTTTGGTTTTCATCACAATACCCCCTTTAGAATCGTTGCTTTTCTGCGGTTTAATCTCTCTGTTACGAACAAACAGAAGTTAGCCATAGCGTCAGGTACATCATCATGCGGATTCTTGCCAGTAACGGAATAAGTCAGCAAGCCCGACATAAACCTACCGTAGTCACTTTTCTTGTTGTAACACTCTTTGTCTAAGAACAATACGTGCTTTATGATCCAATCGGAGTTGACAAGAATACGTGTTTCTTTGTTTGTCTCCGTTGCTTTTGTCGTAATATGGGTTCTGCCCTCGTTGTCTTTTACTCGCTTTTCAACCTCAAAGGCTAATCTGTCACCACCCGCATTACTCTCGATTTCGCACTGTTGTACGTCATGTTTCAGGAGTATCTTGGTTATCTTGCTATACTGCAAATCAAAGTCTGATGAATCATCACAAATACAATCCGCTAGGTAGAAATCGTCATCATACTGGTAAAGCACTGGAAGAACCATGAAGTCCTCGCCTTTTGACTTGGTATCGCATACGGACAAGATAGCGTCAGGCTCACGGTCAGGTAACGCAAAGAAGTATCGGAGCATATCTGCGTTGTACAACAAGCCCTCACGTTCAATTGGCTGATTTCTGTACAAGCACTGATAGGTTATGTCGTTCATAATCAACTCTTGTGAGTTGAAAAACTCCTTGGAAAATCCGTGATACTTGTATGCAAAATTGCTTTCGCCTGTCTTTTCGTCAATGTCGGGTACTGCTATGAACTTTGCCCTTGGATTATCACCGTAGGCTTGTTCTAGGTGTCCGATAACGTCATAGATAGACCAACGTGTAGCAATATGGATTTCTTTACAACCATCAACCTTACGTTGTCTAGCATCAGTGGTGTAATCGTTATTCCAAATCTTCTCTAGGGTGTTCTTGTTCATGGCTTCCTCTTGCTTACCAATCAAGTCATCAACCATCAAAAAACGGTTGCAACGTACTTTACCCGCCATCTCTGAACCTCTTGACGCACACATCAAGGATTGGAATGGCTTGTACTCGTTGATGTTAAAGGTCATCATTTTCGCATTTTGGCTTGTTACGGAGCATTTAGGGAATATCTCACTCCATGTGTATTCACTACTTGTGACTATATCCATTACACCGTCATAGTACATTCGGCAAATATCCGCTGAATGGCTAAAGAACAAGTTATACCCTGAGGTATCTAGTCCAATGACATAGCTGATGAAAAACTTGCTTAGTGTTGTCTTTCCAGTACCAGGCGGTAAAGATATTGTCAATAGGTCTAGGTTATCATCAAGCATATCTTGTAAAGCCTTGATAATCCCTATCTTGTCAAACTGCTCTTTCTTTGGCAGATAAAACCTTTGCTTGTACGGACGGTTCTTTTCGAGGTATAGCATATAGCTTTCAAAGTTGCCCTGTTGTGCTTCAATCAACAACAAGCGGTAATACTGCTCTAGTGGGTGGTACTTTACGTTTCCGTGGTCTTGTGCGTATTCGTCCAAATTCCAAACCGTACCGCCTGAGTTCTTCAAGACCATTCGCTCAATGCTTGCCTTGGATTGTTGACAAGCATACAAGCCCGCTTTGATTTCACCTTCTTGGATCATAAACTTGGAATACTGGTAAAGTGCATCAGCATATTCCTCGGTATCTCCGCTCTTGTTAATCAAGGCTACAACCTTTTTGATTCTCCCCTTGATTTCTTCTACGTCTTGCTTACTGGCCATATTCTCTCTCCTACACCCAAACAAATATTATGCTTAATACCATTACCAAGTAGCACCACCACTTCTTACGGTCAAATTCCCCTACAAAGATTGCCAGTAAGTAAATCATTGTCAGGAATATCTTTACTGCCATAATCAAGAAACTTAATATCATTCTATTTTCCCCCTTGTCTTTTTTATCGCATACCTAGGCATTGTTAATGCTTGTTCTAAGGTTAAGCCCATAGTTTTAATTCTGTATCTTGCAACCGGTGGAGCAATATTATATTTTTCGCACAACTCTTTAAAGCTATACCATTCGCCTTTAAATTCAATTTTGCGATAATATTTTTTATTTCTAGGTCTTTGGTTTAATGTTTGTGTTCGCATATCCGCCCATCTGCAATTGCTAGGCTCGTAATTACCGTCATTGTTGATTCTGTCTATCGTCAAGTTATTCTCATACCCATTTGTTAGAGCCCAATCAATAAAAGCTTGCCTGTTATCTAACCATTCTTGACAGATTGTAATACCTCTACCGCCATAATATTCAAAAGCATCAGCATTAGGATTAAGACAACGCTCTTTCATACCGCTATAAATTCTTCTAAGGCGATCAAGAGTTTCGTTGTGCTGATTCTTCAAGCTTTTAGCATAGCAACCACAACTCTTAATAGTTCCTCTCTCCCAGTATGTCGGTTTGACAAGCTTGGTATTTCCACAATCACATCTGCAAAGAAACCAATTCTTGTTATCCTTGTTTGGCTTAATGTCAATAACAGTTAAAAAGTTATTCTTTTGCCCTATGTAATTCTCGTTAAACTTCTCACCCATAATCTACCTCACTTTACTATTGCAAAATTAATCAAGATAGTGTATTTTATTAAATCTTTTATTTAAGGACTTTAGTATTCTTTGTATTGTGTATGTATTATCTACTACCTTAGGTATTCTAAAAATAAGCCCTTTTCCAAATGGCGGTTATATCGGCTACTAACCCCGCCCGCCAAAACCGCCCTATATAACCCCTACACGGTCAAGGCGAGGGGGTCAGGGGACTATCTCTCGGATAAATACGAGTTTAACCGATAGATTAGACAATTCTAACACAATTCGACAATTTACCCACAAAGCCCACAAACAAGGCATTTAGGCACACACAATTCAAGCGAAATCATGCTTTCTGTTCAATTTGTGGGAGTGATTGAACGGATATTTCTTGCGTTGTCTCTCCCTGACGGACGTTTTCAGCCTCGCCCCAACCATGATACTTTGTAAGGCTTGCAAGGATTCCGAGCGGATTCCCTTTGCGTTCTGCTAAATATGCCCTAAGTCCTGTTTCTTCGCTTTTTTGTAATATCTCTCTAAAATTAGTTCTTCTCATATCGGGATATATAATATATATATACTCTAAATTTACTAACTCAATATCGAATAATAAACAAAAATAAACATCATTAGTTAGTTGATTGTATAGACTACATAAAGGACTGAGAATATATTTATACATCGCATAAAGATTTTTAGAGTTATATTCATGTTCTTGATTAAATATTAAATAACTCTCATTGGGTTTAATAATCCTGTTATTGATTTCCCCTAAAACGAATCCAAATTGTAATGGGGTTATAGATTTTATATCAATCTCATATTCTTCACAGATAAAACGAAATTCTTCAAAGACTTTATTTTTTAAACTTGTTATTGTTAGACGCTCGTCTGTTACTTTTTCCATGTTTGCCCCCTTAAAAATGTTTGCTCCGAGTTGCTGGTAAAAATTTTTTAACACAATATCTAGTGGATCACTCACATTCAAACCACAACATATTGTGTTTTTTGCTTTCTTACCAGCCATTATAAAATTATATCCTGAAATAGTCAATAATAGTAAATAATAGATACATATTATTGTTAACAAATAAATCACAATATATTAGAAATATTTTTCCGTATTCTATTTACAATATGTTGTATATTTGATATATTCTTATTGGGGGTTAATTTAATAGGTTTTTAAGAAAGGCGAAAGACATGATTAAGATTATTTTTTTTAGTATTTTGTTATTATTATCATTTCAATTTTGCAAGACTTTAGAAGTTTAGAAAGGCGGTGGAGATATGAAAGTAAAGGATTTAAAAGAGTTACTTCCTAGCGTTCAATTAGTTATAATTTGCACTACTGATTTTGAGGGAAATCAGGAAAGATTACAAACGTGCCACGCTGAATGTATTTCAGAGCAATATCACAATAAAATTGTGAGAAGAATTATTTCAGAATACGAAAATGGATTTGATTATATTGTTTGTTGGATTTAGAAAGGCGGTCAATTATGAAAGTAAAGGATTTTTTAACAACTGAACACAATGCAGAAATAGTTATTTTTGCGAAGAACTCAAAAGATTTTTATGTACGAGTAGCAGAGAACAAAGTGAGGGATTGCGAAGTCGAACGCTATGACCTCGGTGTAGTTGATGGCAAAATACGTTTATATATTGCCCCTATTCCATTTGTAAAGGTTGAGGGGTCAATTGATGAATTAAAGCAGAAAGCTTATAACATTCTAGCAGATAACAACGAATTATATTGTCAGGTTATCGAGGATTTAAATGAAAACACTGATGTTGAATATCAGGATTTTATTTGCAATGATATGGAATGGTTCAACGACACAATGAGCGGGTATTGTGCAACAGATATTTTAGACATGGTTGATGAGGATTTTGACACAATGCACGATTATTACTACAACGATTGTGGCACTTATAAAAGCACTAACGATAAAGTAGGATTGTATAGGGCTAGAACCTTAACAGTAGAAGTTTTAGACAATATTATTCTTTGTTGGGCTGATTTAGACGGATACTATTTTGATGAAGAATTTACAAATATTATTGAATCTATTAAGGATTTAGAACAGTAAACAGGATTAAAGAAAGGTGAAACGGTGAATATTATGGCAAAGTATGATGAATTAATTAAAAAGGCAATTGAAGAACTCAAGGACAATGATGATTTATTTGTTGATTGCGTCAATGAATTAGACTCATGGAATGGTTACGCTGACGGATTCAGGGGTTATCCAATGTACGAACTAAACGACCTATTTTATGATTGTAAAGTGGGTGACTTCCTTGATAAGCTTGCAAGCGGATTCAATCACAATGATGAATATTTTGTTGATACAATTTATGGGTTAGATTCTTGCGACAACCTAGCAGAATATTATCGAGATAATGTAGACGAGGGCGAACTATTAGACCAATTAATTGATAATTATAGCAACATAGATTTAAGCTATGCTGATTCAGAGTTTGACGAGTTAATTGAATCAATTGTTAATTATGACGAGGACTAAAAAAACAATAAAAGAAAGGCGGTTTATTATGTTATATAGAGTTATAGCAACCGAAAAAGGCACAGAAAACAAAATTATATTATCATCAGGAATCACAGAAGAAAAAGCCTTACAATTTTGTGAATCGTGGGGGTGGTCTTATGATGACGGATATAAAAGTTATTGGCTAGATTATGAAGAAATAATATTTATTTGTCAGCTACCTAAATCCGAGCAATTAAAATATTATAAGCGAATTAAGGCGGTTTTGATTTCTGAGGGTTGTTTTATATTGGAAAATCTCGAAAACGCTTTAAATAGCAAAATAAAGGATTTACAAGGGTTAATCTAGGGGGGTGTGAATATGATTTATAAAAGCCCTGAGGGGGTTATATATCCCCTCTTTGAGGATATGCTAAAGCAAACACATTTACTTGTTGCGGGGGCGAGCGGTTCGGGAAAATCCGTGTTAGTGAATGGGATTATATCAACCGCCTTGTATAAATTCCCTGATGAAATACAATTAATTTTGATTGACCCAAAAAGGGTTGAACTAGCACAGTTTAAAAACCTACCGCACACTATCGGATATTATAGCGAGCCTGAGAACATGACACAGGGGTTAGAGAACTCTATCAAGCTAATTGAAAGCCGATATAGCGAAATGCAAAAACAAGGAGTTAAAACCTACACAGGCGGACACGTTTATATTATCATTGATGAATTAGCCGACTTGATGACAACAAACCGCAAAACCGTACAACCGATTTTACAAAGGATTTCACAAATAGGTCGAGCGTCTAACGTGCATTTAATTGCTTGTACACAGTGCCCGCTATCGTCTGTAATCCCGACACCTATAAAGGTTAATTTCGATTCTAGGGTGGGACTTAGAACGAGAAACAAACAGGATTCACGAAATATATTAGACCACTCAGGGCTTGAAACTCTCCCCCGATACGGTCAAGGGATATATTTAAAACCTGAGGGCGAAACGCTTATAAAAATCCCATATATAGAACAACAAGAAATTGACCGCCTTGTTACATGGTGGGAGAATCAGCAACCACAAAGACAATTAAATATAATTCAATGGTTAAAGGGTGCAAGATAGCACCCTTTTTTATTTGCGTTTGCTCCTAAGTGCTGGTAAATTCAAAAAACCACAATATATAGTGGTGCTAGGATCAAAAATACCACTAGATATAGTATGATTTTGATATATAGGGCTAGAACGAATCCAAAATAGTTTTTCGTATTCTTGTTAGGCTAATATATTAGAATCGGTTTTTGGGGTGTTTTTGGGGCTTGTAGGGGTATATCCTAGCATTAACAAATAGCGTTTTGAGATATAGCCACATCAGGACACCCACGCAATGCAGATTCTAAACACGGTTTTATATTTCTATTTATTGCCCATTGTGGCTTTGATATATAGCCCAAATCCTTTTTATAATCCTTTAGGCAAACATTTCCCCACTAAAATATTATATTGCCTTATTTGGGCGAATTTGAGCGTTTAAAGGCTATACACTTTTTTAGCACGATAATAGCACCACGATAGCACGTTTATAGCACTATTACATACTAGGTGAATAGGTCAATTAATAACCCTATGCCCTACTAGGTCAATAGGTTGTTAGGCGGGGCGGTCTATGACCCTATAACCTACTAGGCAAATAGGCAATAGGACATAAAAAAA